ATGAAACAACATGTAAGAGTGGTCTATGACCGCAAAAAGGCTTCGGCCAAGTCAGGAACTGGTAAGGTTGAACTGAGTGTTTATCTGAAAGAAGGTGAACGCAAGTGGATCACCGTAGGTACAGCGACGCCACAAAACTGGCCGTCTGTATCTACCTCTCGTAGCATCACATCGAAGGTGGAGCACTATGAACAGATTATCAAGGCCATGGAGTTGTTGAAGGAGGATATGACTATTGCCAACTTCAACCGTCATTTGGAATTAGAAGAACTGAATCTCAATCAGGATAAAGTACTCTTCAATGGCCATGATCTACGTCAGAGTTTTGTAGTTTTTTGCAGAAAGCACATGGAGGAAGAGAATCTGGCAAAGAATTCTTTGAAGGATATCAAGGTGGTGTTAGACAGTGTCGAAAAGTCAGGCTTCCTTAACACGTTTGCTGATCTTACACCTGCAAATGTCCGTGCTTATGATGCATGGCTCAGAAAACCTAACACCAGAACAGACTACACCATTAATGGCTATCATAAGAAGGTACGTAAGTACACGAAGATTCTGTGGCAGCAAGAGATGATTTCCGTTGACCCTTATGATCATGTAAAGTTCCCGAAAGGCAAGAACAAGGAGCGTCACCCGCTGACAGAGAATGAAATCATTATGATTCGTGATGCAAATCTCGTAGGACGTAAAGACCGAGCCAGAGATCTGTTCATCTTCATGGCTTATACTGGCCTTGCCTATTGCGACATGTGTTTATTTAACTTCCAAACCATGACCGAAAAGCATGATGGCTATTATTATATAGATGGCGCACGTTTGAAGACTGGGTCTAGTTTCTTCACTCCTATCCTCCCCCCAGCGTTAGCAGTGCTTGAGAAATACAATTTCAAGTTGCCAATCATCAGCAATCAGAAACTGAATGAGTATTTGCATATCATTCAGGACTCGTTGGATATTACAAAAGAAGTGACTTGTCATATTGGGCGCCACTCGTTTGCTACGTTGATGCTGACATACGGCATTTCACTTGATAAAGTAAAGCGTATGCTCGGTCACAAGAACATCACAACTACACAGATTTATGCCAAGATTTTGAAGAAGAATGTTGAAGAAAGCGTGAGCTACAATCTGGGAACGCTTAAATAATACGGTAAAAAGTACCTTTTAGTAACAGCGACCTTCCTGTTGATTCATGGAAGGTCGCTGTTATTTTCTCACAGATATAACGGCTGCCTTCGATGTAGAATACGGCACGCGGATTCGGAATCTCATCGGCCAGGAAAGAGAAGGTGTATTTCTTCCTGTTGTCGATGCTATAGGTATAGGCGTATGGGATGTTCTGCGCGTCGAGACCTTTCTTGGGTTCCAAGCGCAGGGAGTAAGGGGGCTTTGTGGCGGTAAAGTCATCGTCAATTTCTACCTTATCTACGATAGGTCGCGGCAGTTTTCCGGCTTTACGGATGATGCCGTCCCAGAAGGCCACGTATAGCTTATCGAAGTATGCGTCGGCTTTCTGCTGATCCCCTTGTTCGATGGTCTTTCCTGCCTTGCCCTGTGCCAAAGCCCCGTCGCCGTATTCCGCTTCGGTGTCGCCTTGTCTGCTATACTCGCCTATGCTGCGTGTGCGTTGTCCTCCCATCCGGCTACCATCGCCGTTTGAGACAGAACCACCTCCGGTGGTGTCCTCGTTCCAAGTTGTAGCGTTTCCCATATCTCCACACTCCAGGAATAAGCACGGGCCTAACGTTTCCTCTGTATCATCAATCCATGCTGGCACTATCTGTAGTTCCTCTTCATTCGCATCCTTACTTACGAACCATTTCCCGAACTGGTTTACCGGCATCAAGCGGTTATAGTATTTATACCAATGATAATCCTGACCACCGATGTGTGTCGTTTCGTAAAGCTCCGACTTGTAGCAGTACATAATAAAATAGGTGTCCACGTCGCGGGCGTAGAAGAGTTTGTTACCATCCGAACCTGCCGGGTAGCCTCTGGAATACTTTTTATGCCTCCCTCCATCTGTGATATATATCCCGCTTTCCTTGAGCGTCTGGGCATATTCCAGCAGTTGTGACAGACTGTTGTATTTGATGGCGCTATCCTTGTTTTGGGCAATGTACCACTGGCATGACCGATAAGACCAAAGCTGGTTGTCGTTATCCGCATAAGCTATGTTTTTCGAGGCGATGTAATCCGATTTATCCTCCTGCGCCACGTCCACCGCATATTTATTGATGACGCGGTCGATTTTCACGGATTTCGCCTGTTGTGCTATCTTGTGCGAGAAGTTGAACCGGATGGTACGTGCTTTGTGGTTGATGGTGAATTCTCCTCCTAGCAGAAGCTCTAACTGTTCGAAGAACTCCGTGAGCGACCAGTGTGGCATGGCGTCGGCAAAGTTTGTCAGCGACCATGCTGCAGGAAGCGTGTTGCAGATAATCAGGTGCTTCCAGTAACTGTTGCTGATGTCTGTGAAACTTCCTGAGTAACGGACAGCGCTGCATACCTTCTTTAATATATATAATAGGTATGGCTGAAACGAGAGGTCTGTCAGTTTGCTATCCCAAACGAACTGTCCGCTGGTGTTCTTTGTGACTGCGTTCTGGAGGTTGCCCGATGTGTTGTTCACCCACGGCAGCGCCACGTAGTCAGTCGCTGGGTAGTCACTTTGCCATGCCGATGATATGCTGTTGTTTGCCGGCTTCGTGTTGGCCGGCGTGCCCAGGTCGAGCTGGTTCAAGTAGATGTTGTCAAACGTATCGTTGAAGTTCTGCTCGGATCGCCCTTCCAAGAACTGCGTCTTCACCTCCACGTCTGATATCTGCGTGATGGTGATGCAGCCAGCTTTATAGAATTGTTTGTCACGGATCTCACAGTCGAAAACGACCTTGGATTTTTCGACGTCTTGCCGATGCAGATGCCCGAAGATTGCGATGTTCTCAGGGCAGTCTTTCAGCGGAAAGGTGATGGTGAGCGTATAGCCGTCGGAACCGGTGAAGAGCGGGTTCTCGGCTATATACTCGAATGACGTGTTCTTTTTGAGAAAAGCAGGGCGATTGTTGATGAGAATTTCCATAAAGAATTGAAAAATTAAGTGTTATTTTCTTCTTGATTTAGGTGATTTGTTGCGGATGAGCTGGGCGTATTCGTCTTGGGCTTGTTTGATGCCAGTATCGCCCGTGACGGTATTGACTGTCACGAAAGGCTCGTCCAGACGTTGTTTCAGCTGGCGCATGATATCGGCGTATTCCTTCATGACCTTTGTGGCAGGCTCGTCTTCCTCTCTTGTGGGCTGCAGGATGACTGTCGGCGATGATGCGGCGGACTGTGCGTATAAGCTCGGAGCCACGATGTTTCGTGAGACGTCTTCCGAGCGTAACGAACCGATGGTGTTCGTTCGCTGGGCATAGTCCAAAGCTTCAATCATCGGGCGGGCTACGGGCGACTGCAAGAGTTCCTGACTGGCCACCCATTCCCCTTTATGGACGACTCCTGCCACCTCGTATTTACCGCCGTCGCCGGTGAAGCCACCCTTGGCGTAACCCTGCGCGGCCGATGCCTCTTGCTGCTTCTTGATGGCAGCCACCTGCAGCATGCCTGCAGCTACAGCCGAAGCTGCTGCGATAGGTGCCAGGATATAACCGATAAGTGGTACTGCAGCCGCTGAGCTATAGGCGTTGATAGCAGAAGTAGCCGTCTGTGCGATGGCCTGCATCACCTGCATCTTGAACATCTTTTTGTTCGCATCGGACTTGACCTTGGCCACCTCCTGTTCCTTCTGCTTCTCCAGTTTCTTCACGATGTAGTTGTTACCCTCGGCGTTGGAGATTTCCGTCTGGTAACGCTTTTCGATGGCAGCGATTTGTATATCCGCTTCGGCCTGAATGAGTGAAGACATCTGTTGGAAGATGCTGCTCATACCGGAGCTGATGATATCCAGGGAACCTGTGACCGCTTTCCCCATATCTGACTGCAGCCACTCCTGAGTGGCGCTGGTCCATTCCTCGAGGAATGACTTGTTATCGTTCAGTTCGTCGATGCCGTACTTCTTACGCAGGGCCTTTTTCGCTTTCTGGTAGTCCTCTTCGATACGCAGTTTCTCTTGGGCGTTGTTGTCGGCAGCTTGTATCTCCAAGTCATAGACTATTTTGAGTGCTTCCAAGTCAGTCAGATACTTATTCGTCCGTTCAGAGCGGTTGTCCTCGAAATATTCCTCCTTGATTTTCTTCAGTTGGTCCTGATGCTTCTTCTCGGCGGCTTCCGTCTCCTGTTGGCGTCGCTTCTGGTCGGCAATGAGTTTGTCCTGATATCGGGTTTGCGCCTGTGTGTATTCGGACGTACCCTCTTCGTAGATGGTCGTCATACGCTTCAGGTGGTTCAACTCCAAAAGTTCCAACGACTGCTGGTATATCTCTTGATCTATTTTTCCATCGATATAGCGTTGCTTCTGGATAGACATTGCTTCGTTGTAGAGCTGAGTATCCTGTTCCACTGTGATTTTCGTATGTTGCTCCGTCTGCTTCTTTTCCGCTTCTGCGTATGCTGCCTGGGCCTCCAGCTTTTCTATTTCCGTGAGGTCGTTATGCTGCAGGATCTTCGTCTGGTATTCGATTTCTATTTCCAGGATGCGTTTCTGGTACTGTTCGTAGTTCTGCTGTCCCGTGGCGTAACTTATCCGATTGAGTGCTTCTTCCTTGGCTTTCCAGTCCTTTTCCTCCTTGAAGCGTTCCTGTTTTTTAGTGTCGTCTGTGGGAGGTGGTGTTGGGGTATTCTTTGGTTCTTCGGACTTTGCCAACTTCTCCGCTTCGTCGGATAGGCGTTGGTTGTCCGCAGTCAGGGTGTCGATGATGTTGTTGTACTGCGTCACCGCTTTATCCAACTTTGACTGTTGCAGCTTCCATGCCCTGTAGGCTGTAGGACTTACGTTCGCGCTGCGTATTGCATCTGTTTCGTTTTGGTCCAGCTTTTCGTTGAAATAGGCGTCCTGAATATTATGAGGAGCCTCGTTGAAATGCACGTCACGCTGATGCTCAGCGTCGGGCAGTTTCTCGAGTGCCGCTTTGATTTTTGCCGAGTTCTTCAGCTGCTCCGTATAGTTTTTCAGGATCTTAATGTTGTGACCATATAGCTGGCCCTCCTCGCTGATGCTCGCGTGGTAGTTGGGGATAATCTGCTGCAGCTCCTCGATGGCCTTTCGGCGGTTGTTGACCGATAGAGACTCGTTTTCTATCGTGTTTTTGAGTTGCTCGATATGGCTGATTTCCTCCCTGGTGTTGCGATCGGCTTCCTCGTTAATATCCTTTAGGCGCTTTTGAGCTGCAGCGGCGTCGGAGGATGATTTGGCGAACTTCACGTATAGCCCAATCAGGAGTGTCATCGTGGTGATAGCGACTCCCATCGGGTTCATTTTCAGCACCTTATTAAAGAACGTCTGCGCTGCTGCGGCTGCTGTGATTTCTCCTCTGAGTACTTTGTGTCTGAGGATTGAAGCTGCTAATGCCGTGTTTTCGATGGCAACTGCAGCGGCCTTCAGTTTGGTGACGGCGATGTAACGGAGTGACCACAGATGTTGCAGTTTGACGGCGGTATAGTAGCCGACAACTGCGGCGGTCAATGTGATGAGCTCGCCTTTGTATTTCAGGATGAAGTCCACGAGTGTTGAGAGCACTTTCAGCATCAGCGTTGTGCTGCTCAAGACGTGGCGCATCACTGGCTGCAGTTTCTCACCCAACTCAATGGCCATCTCCTTGACCCGTTTACGAGCCTTGTCCAGTCCGGCCTGAACTGTCGTGTTCTGTACGTTGTATTCCTTGGTGACCGATGTCGCTTCCTTGAAGGCCTTAGCCGCCTCGGCCTGTTCCCATCTCACCATGTCCAGATTACCAGCCAGAGCCGAAATCACCTGAGCGACACGGGCGCCGTTTTCACCCATATCCTTGAAAATGGGTGCCAGGACATCGATGTTACCTAACTTATCGAGTGTTTCGAGTAGCATCAGCAGACCTTCGTTTGTGCCTTTGGCCAGCGTCTCCTTGAACTTCTCCGCATTCATGCCGGTAGCCTTAATAATCTTATCCTGCTGCTTGAACATGTCCATGATTAGTTTCGATACAGCCGTGGCCGACATTTCTACGGCCTGTCCCTGAGAGTCCAGCACGGCGGCCAGACCCATGATTTGTGGGATGGTCATTTCTGCCTGGGCACCCACGCCCGCCATACGTTTGGCGAAGTTGGCCAGGTATGGTGCTGCAGCCGTGCAGTTCTGTGAGAGCTCGTTGATAACAGAACCAACAGACAGCAGCGCTTTCTCCGTACCTAAGCGCTCTTCGTCGCCGAAGATGTCCGTCAGCTTTGAAAGTGTGAGCGTGGCCCCGTCGCCGAGTTCGTCGAGTGCGACGTTGATCTGGTCAGCCGCTTTCACGAATCCCATGATATCCTCTTTCGACTGCTTACCCAGTTTACCAGCTTCCTCTGCGAGGATGTTCAGCTGCTCACGGCTGGAGCGTGTGTCCATCTTCTTGAAGTCCTCGTTCAGGTCTTCAACCTGATCCTTGGCCATGCCTGTGAACTTGCGGACATTCGCCATCTCTGCGTCGATGTCCGCATAGGCTTTGACGGCTGAGCGACCTGCCATGATGATACCCGTCGCAGCGGCTATCATGCCCATGAGGGTGGTCTGCCAGTCGTTCATCTTGCGGTTGAAACGGTCCCAGAAACCCTCGCCAACGGTCAGTTCCGTGTTGACCTTGGCGAGTTCCGCTTTCACCCGCTTGATGGCTTCCGCCTGGCGGTGCCATTCCTCGGTACCACGTTCGATGCCGTTGAGCTGCTTCTTCAGGGTGGTTAGTGTCTTGTTCAGTTCCTTGGGTGTTGCTCTGTCGAGGTTCTTCAGAACCTTCTCCACACCGGCAGTCGCACTCTCTATCTGTGCTATCTGGCGGTTGGTCTGCTTCAGTTCCTTCTGAAGCCTTTTGAGCTCCACTTTGTTACCTGCTTTGGCAGCGTTCTCGATGGCGTGTTCGAGGTCTATTGATTTCTTTTTGAGGTTGTCGAGCATATCCTGTGCCTGCTTGCCATTGACAGTCAGGGTGACAGTAGCATTTGTGTTGATTGATGACATGATTTACAAGTTTAAATGTGGATTTACAGTTGCAAATATAGGTGTGTGCGAGTGTATGTGAAAAGACGTGTACGATGCCCATGCCAGAAACTTGACTGGGTGAAGGTATGGGGCCGACATCGGGCACTTTCCATTGATTATCCCAAATTTATTTGTTAAAACCGAAAATAGTTAAGTTAATAACCCTTTCGGTTGCTGATAATCAATGACTTACGGGATTGTTAAGGGCGGTGCCCTTAACCCGTCGGGATAGACACCCCCCACGCGCCCTGCCCTCGCCTCGCTCTTCGGATGCTCTACAAAAGCGGAATATGTAAACGTATGTTAATAAAAAGGTCTTTTGAGGTTTGAATTGTTAATTGAAGCCTTGAAGTTTCCCAACGGCTCAAAAGCCCCTTTGAAATGCAGAATAATCCACCGAACGACCGAAAAGTTTCTTTGAAACGTAGAATTATCCACCGAATAGCAGACACTTGCAGCCGCTTCGCCCGAATGGGCGGTAAAGAGCCACGTGTGCGACACGAAATCCCTTTGACCTGTCAAAGGGTTGCGTGGCGTACTTGTGGAATGGGCGAATCAGACACTCTTCGGCTTGACCTCAATCTTTGATTGAAATCATAGCCGATGTGTGTCCGCCCTGGCGCACGAATGTGCGGTGCTGGGCAGGGGTGAACAGGCATAAAGAAAATCAGAGGCAGAGTGTTGGCTCACCAGAGCCTTAACGTGCCCCTGACTTTTCTGTTGAATGTTCTCTCCTGCGAGACTTTGAGCCGAATGTGGCAGGGCTTTATGCGCTGCCTCTTTCGGTTAATATTTGTGCTTGTATTATATAAAAAAATATACTTTGGGCTTTTCTCATACATTTTTAACCTATTGTTTATACATCATATATGAGAAATCAGATTCTACATCATAAACTCTCATTGATTTTCCGTCAGAACTAAATGTTATATAAAACACTTCACTCCTAATATAGCCATAAGGACTACCTGTTATTACAAGCTTTTTTCCATCAAATGTTTATGTAAATTCATAATCTTCACGAATGTGATTATATGATTCAAAATACTTTTGATATCCCGTACCATCTGAATTGAAGTGAAGGAGTAACGATTCTACATCATCTTCGTCATGCCATGTCCCATAAATTGAAGCAACAGAAATTCCTTTTTCTTTGCCATCACTACTGCTACATGATATAGTGCTAAAGCCCAATACAAGCAGCATAGTTAGTGTTATAAGATTAATTAGATTTGTTTTCATACTCATTTCATTTTAATTAGACATATTTATCGTTTCTTTAAAGTAACTTCTTCTGAATATCCTGCAAATGACTCGCCTTGAAGTACTAATTTTGAATTAGTTAGTGTAACGACTTTCCATGTAATCCAGCCGCCGATGACAATCTTTTGCCCATCGTACGTATAATCTGCAGATATACCGTTTATGCCATTTTCTACATCATATTCGGTAATCGTATTGGGTGTTATTACCCAATATCCGGATTCTGGTTCTGGATCTGTCCAGGAATCGTTTTCTTCATCATAATAACGATATGACTCAAAATCCCATGTGCCAATCAGGTCGGACTTATCTCCACTATCGTCACTGTCTTTACTACATGATGACACACCAAAACAAAATACTGCGACTAATATAGCCGACATTAAATACATTAAGCTCTTTTTCATGTCTAAATAGATTAAATTGTTATAGAAATAATAGAATTTTGTTGGCAAAGGTAAATATTTAATTCATAAATACCAAATTTTTACGCAACAATTTGAGATTAACAGATTGGATCATAGTGGGAAGTTAGAGGCTTTTAGATATTTGCGCGCATATCAATGTAATGTGCTGGCAGAGGTGGACAGACATATAGAAAATCTGAAGCAGAATGTGGCTCACAAGAGCCTTAACGTGCTTCAGATTTTCAGTTGACTGCTCACTGCTGCTTGCCTCCAGAGCCGAATGTGGCAGGGCTTTATGCGCTGCCTCTTTCGGCTTGTGGCTTTAGCCATAGGAAATGATGCTTCAGCATACGAGAAAAGAGCCGCAGGCTTTATAGGCAAGGGACTTGATGGACTTTGTACATCGCTTGTGTGGATGGGCGGAGCTGTGCCACTTGTGGAGGGCTGGCAAGATGTGCGTGGGTGCAGCGCGGCGAGCTTCATAGCTGTTCCGCCAGGACATAGGAGTGTGTATTGGCTGGTGCAGGAACTTGCTTGCTGTGCCTGACGATACTTACTTCTTGAAGCCATGACGCTCACCGCATGAGCTGCGCCTATGCTCTTTGAAGACGGACTGGAGCGAGTGGCCAGGCCGAACAGACACACAAGCCAAGCATCTGCTTTGCTGATGATTGAAGGACCGCAGGGGATTGTGGGTGGGACGAGCGCACGGATGTGCGGTAAAAAAAGAAGCAGGAGTAGATCTATTACTCCTGCTTATGAATCATTTATGGTTTAGTTTACCTTTTTTTGCTGCTGAATACGATGCATTTCTTCTACAGCTTCGTTCAGTTGTTCCTGTGTCATTTCGATTGTAATTCTGGTCTCGCCATTATCTAGCTTCTGAATAATTACTCCTCTCGGCTTTTTTACTGCAACCCAATCCATCTTACCTCCATTAAAACATGCTAATAAATCTTTTTTAGATACATGAGCTAAGTCTTTTACTATTTTTTCTTTCATTTGTTTATCCTTTAAATTAAAAACGAGGCAAAGGTACAAAAAAAAATTGGGAATGGCCTCACGGCTGTCCCAATATCTTGCAAAAATATCAAGAACAGATTAATGAAAACGCTTTTTCATGATAGAACAGATAATTAAGATTAATGCAAGTATGAAAGAAAAAACAACGAGAATCGTAGGTGGGGAGCTTGGATGAGTACTTTGCTTGGAGGCCGATTTGAGTTTTTGGGACTGGGTGGCCGTGGCCACGCTGTCCTTCAAATCGGTTGATGTGACGGACTTCTCCTTGGTGCTTGCGCCGAGGTGTAGTCCGTAGATTTGGAGGGACTTAGGAGATGGCGAAGCGAGGACGGGACGCGAAGCGTCTCGTGGGCGCTGAAGGCTTATGGGCGCTTGCGGTGTGAGTGAGTCAGAGGGAGTTTCCGACCAGCTTTCTTTCTCTGAAGGAAAGTCTGCCGGAAACTCCTGAGACTCATTAAGGAATATGATTGAGATGCTGTCTGCAGAGAGAGTAAATTGTCTGGAGAGTGCATCGAGTGAGCGGTAAAAAGTGAGACGGGATGCCGTCACGGCTGCCGTCTCACTTTCACTTACCGCCTTTTCGGACGTGCGCACAGTCTTACAGGCGGCCAGTGAAATCAGAACAAAAATGAAAACAAGTATTGAAAAGTGAGTGTAGTGTTTCATACGGATCTATTTAAAGATGTAGTCATACTCGTGGACGTTGAAAGACGGACAGTCTTTCGCAGCGAACTCGCGGTGGCCATGGAGAGTGGCTTTTGGAAAGCGCTTGTGAAGATCTGTGAGGATTTTCACGAATGCCTGTTTCTGTTCTGGGGTGCGTGTGTCCTTGGCTTTGAGTTTGCCGTCAGCTGTGCAACCGCCGACGTAGCAAACTGCGATGGAGTGCTTGTTATATCCAGCGCAATGAATGCCAGGAATGGACTCGTCGCATCCCTTGTGGATGGTGCCGTCGAGATAAATCAGCCAATGGTACCCGATATGGGACCAGTGGTTGTCCTTGACATGCATCCGTGTTATGCTGGCAACTGTCTCCTGACGCCCTTCAGGGGTGGCGGTGCAGTGGCAGATGATACGGTTGATTTCTCTCATAAGGCACCTCCTTCCTCTTTTAGGTCTATCTTGGACTTCAGTTCGGCGAACTTGGTGTGGATGTAGATGCTCACGCCAAAGATGGAGCCTGCGTAAATGAGGCACTGGGCGAAGAACAGGAGAACGGAGTCAGAGATGACGCCCGTCGGTGCTACGATGAAGCCTGCTGTGGCGAGTCCGACGCCTGCGATGAGCATGGCAATGGCAGAATAGATTTGGATATCGGTACGAGTATCTTTTGTCATATACGTGTTGATTTGATGTCGGAGGCAAAGGTATAAGATGGGTTGGATATATGAAAAGACACAATTTTTATGATAGTTTTGTTTTGAATGCTTTGGAGAAAAGAAAAGATTCTCTATATTTGCAAAAGAAATATGAATTTGCGAGCTTATGGTAATGACGATATTCGGGATTATTCTGATTGCAGTAGTATTTGGAGTGGTATTTAAGGTGCTTATTACTGAGGCAAAGCCTTATAAAAAGCCTTTAAAGAAGGAGAATGCTGTGAATGAAAAGGCGATTCCAAAGATTCCGAAGGAGGCTAAAGAACAAAAGGCTAATTCTGTTGCGAAGCAAAAGAAAACCAATGCCACAAGAAAGACAAATATTAGGCTTGGCGGATATGGTTCTCTGTTGAATGGTGTGGGAGCTATAGGAGGCAGAATGGCAACTAACCGTGGAGATTCTTCTGATGATGCGCAGTACCGAGCATACAGAGAAGAATTGGCGGCTTATGATGATTTTGTGGCTTCATTGGATATGGATGATTAGTAGATGATTTTAGCTTGTTGCGTTTCGGGACAAGTACTACCAACTCTTGGGGAGTGTAAGTTAAATTAAAATGTAGAATTCAACATTTTAATTTGATGATGTCCGACCATCTTGTGGTGGGATTGGGGGATTTGAAATCGTGTTTGATGGCGTTGGCGAAGACGTTTGCCTTGCCCTTTCCGTTCTTTTGCGTATATTGCTGGGCGCCGATGACGATTGTTTCGGAGCCGTTTAGGCGATTGATGCGGTCGATGACCTCGTCGAGGCGACGCATCTTCTCGATCTGTTCGGCGTTGATGTCGAACAGGTCTTGCTGGATTGGACTGTCGGGGCCTATACCCATGACAATCACGCCGGCCTTCTTGTATTGATAGCCTTGGCGGTAAATCTTCTGCAGCACGTCGCAAGCGGCTCCTACTATGGGGATGGTGCTGCTTGTGGGAGTAATGAGCCGCGCCTCCTGGAAGTTCCAGTACTGGGCGAGGTCTTCACGGAAGGCGTTTGTATTCACGAAGACACCTACTGTTGAAGCCACGGTGTTCTGTAGGCGCAACTTCTCAGCGCAGCGGGCGGCATAGTTCGAGACGTGTGTGCGCAGCGTGTCAAAGTCGGATATCATCCCGTTGAACGAGCGACTGGTGCAGATGGACTTTTTCTTGGCCAACTCCTCGTTGGGCACAGCATCCTCACCGTTGAGCTCCTGCCAGGTGCGCACGATGTTGATGTTGTTGAAGGTGAGCTGCACCCAGTCCTTATGATGGCAGGCAAAGTCATAGGCTGTCTTGCAGCCGAGCGCCTGTAGCTTTGCAGCATAACGGCGGCCGATACCCCATACGTCCTCGATAGGAAACAGTTTCAGCGCCTTGATACGCTTCTCGTCCGTGTCTATCATGCAGCAATGATGATAGCCCTCGTATTTCTTGGCGAATTTCGAGGCTATTTTTGCTAACGTTTTGTTCGGTGCCAGACCGATGCTGATGGGCATGCCCACTTCGCGTTTCACCCGCTTATGCAGTCGCTCGCCCCACTGTTGCAGTTGGTCGAGCTCAATGCCGTCGAGGTACATAAAGCACTCATCGATGGAGTAACGAAAATAAGCGGGTGTTTCCTTGCGGATGATGCTGATGACACGGGCTGTCAGTTCTCCGTAAAGCTCATAGTTGCTACTAAAGACTGCTATCTTGTTATTTGGGAACTGCTGCTCTAACTGAAAGTACGGTGTACCTTCCTTCACGCCCATGGCCTTGGCCTCGTTGGATCGTGCCACGACGCAACCATCGTTGTTCGAGAGAACCACGACGGGAACGCCCTTCAGGTCGGGCCTGAAGACACGCTCGCATGAGACGTAACAATTATCGAGGTCGGCTATTCCGTACATGACGTGAGTTAAGAATTAAGAGTGAAGAAAATGCTATAGCACTATATCTTTTCAAACGTTCTTATGAGGTGGATGACGGTGCCCCAGACTTCGAAGTTGTCGCCAGCTTCTACTTTGAAGACGGGATAGTCGGGGTTAGCAGGGCGCAGTTCGATGTAGCCATCGGGCTTATGTGTCAAGTCCAGATACTTCATGGTAAACTCGCCGTTCCAGAAGGCTACGACGATAGAGCCGTTGCGCGGCTCTACAGCTTTGTCGATGATGACACGGTCGCCATCAAAGATGCCAGCGTCCTTCATCGAGTCGCCCTCAACATCCCCATAAAACGAAGCTTCAGGGTGGCGGATATAGTCGCGGTTGAAGTCCAACGTCTCGTGGATGTAGTCCTGAGCAGGCGACGGAAATCCAGCCTTGATGCCCGCATGTTCCAGTTCCAACTTGGTATCAAATACACCTCTTTTTATCTTTATGTTGCCCATCTCAAAATATTAAATATTCTCAATTTTTTGTGCAAAGTTACTCATAAATCATCATAAATCTTCAGAATTTCCTATTTTTGCAACAAAGTTTAATAATATAGACCGTAAAGAAGGAGTTTATATGCGAATAAAAAATGTAACTATGCTTTGCCTCGCCATGATGCTCGTGGCTTGTGGACAGCAGACAAAACAAAATGAAACGTCAATGGAGTTTACAGACCAAGTAAAAGAGGCTCTTGCTAACAATGGTTGCATAGCGTTGGATAGCCTTCAGTGGACAAGAAAGCCTAAGGCTTTTGAGGTAAAGAATGATACTATCATTATTACTACTGCGCCCAAGACAGACCTTTGGCAGCGCACCTATTATCACTTCCAGAATGACAATGCCCCCGTGCTACAGATGAATACCCGCGAGAAGTTCTTCAGCTTTGTAGTCAAGACGGATTTTACAGAAAGCCATCACCGTTTCGATCAGTGTGGTGTCGTGATGTACCTTGACTCAGAAAACTGGCTGAAGGCTTCAGTGGAATACGAGAATGACGAGTTCCAGCACTTGGGTAGCGTAGTTACCAATAAGGGCTACAGCGATTGGGCAACTCAGGCAATCCCTGCCGATGTAAAAACCATGTGGTATCGCTTTTCACGCCGTGAAGATGATTACTGCATCGAGTGTTCAACCGACGGTGTGACTTTCAGTCAGATGCGCATCTGCCACATGTATGCCGGTGCTGACGAAATCAGTTTTGGTGTTTATGCCTGCTCGCCAGAGGAGTCCTCGTTTACGGCAAAGTTCACCGACATGAAGATAACTGAGTGTGCATGGAAAGCCCACGATGGTCAGCAACCAGACAAGTAAGTTCCAAATTGTTGTGGAAGCATGAATATAGAAGACTATCGTGAATATTGCCTTTCATTAGGTCCTGATATAGAAGAAAAATTGCCTTTCCAGAAATTTAAAAACGGCGAAGGTGTACTGGTGTTTTACGTTATGGGACATATGTTCTCTTTCTTTGATTGTAATGATTTCTCGGTCATCTCATTGAAATGCCAGCCAGAGCGCATTGAAGACTTGAAGGCACAGTATGACTGCATTGGCGATCCACGCAATGAATCGCCTAAGCATTGGATTGGCATCAATCCAAAAACTGCGCCCAACCATTTGCTGAAGGAGCTGACTCGCAACTCCTATGAGATTGTAAAAATGAAGTATATGAAAGTCAAGAAGTAATAGAATGACAGTTGATACAAGCAATATGTGTTCGCACTTGCAGCGGAAGTTGTTTGAGGTGGATGGTGTCTATCATCCGTTGTGGGTGTCCATGCAGGACGATGCTGAGGTGACGGCAGTTGTCCGTTCACGTCAGCTTCATATCTACCGCAACGGTAAAAAAGTGTTGGTATTGGCAGGAAAGTCTGCACCCAAGGTTATCAGAGAGGATAAACTTCATGATATACTTCATTGAGAACGTATGTTTATTTAAAATTATATTCAATTACATAACATTTTTGAAAGTTTTTTAGTCAAACACTTGGTGGTTATCGATAAATTTCCTATATTTGCCACCATATTACGAACTTATAATAAATTAAGATATGAAAAAAATAGCAAGATGTTATCTTTTTATGTTTATTGCAACATTAATAACAGCAATGATGTTTTCATGTAGCAAGGGAGATGATTCTGATAAATCATATATTGAAGACTACCCCAACCAGTTTTATGTTCCTTATAGTGAATTTTGTAATGTATTAATTGGGCGTTGGAGTTTATATTCTGCATATAGAGAAAATAGCAACGAGACAATACTTGTAGATAATATTACTGATGAAACAGAAATAGAAACTTGGGGTGAAATCGAATTTCTCACCGATGGCTCATTTAAAAGAGGTGTGTCCAATCACAACTGGAAATATAGTGTTGAAAACTATGATAAAATGGGGGGAGACGTTATTTTTTTCTATGCGATAAGAATTACTGACCCCAATTCTGCTGATTTTAATGTCCTAATTCCTGTTGTATATCTTGACCAAAACACACTTCGTTGGGAAAACACAACTGGCTATTATGTTTATAAAAAAATAAAATAACTGTCGTTCTTATTTTGCTCCTCATGATTTATAATCTTTTCTGAATCAATTTGAATAATTAATGATTATATCGACGATAATTGTCATCTAATGCTTGGGCGACGACGCCGACGAATGACTGGCCGATGTTATCAGCCAGGAAGTCACGGAGGTTGAGGACTGAGGAATAATACTTCCGAGAGAACCACTTTTTAGCGACACGCTTCTTTTCACGACCTATATTCCCGGAGTTGCCTCTGGGGATTTCTTTTCCTGTACCAAAGTCTTGCCATAGGCCGTACTCGGTGAAGAGATGCGAGAGGCCGATTTCTATGAAACGGCCGTCGGCATTGACTGGGAGGGCGCTAACTGAATGCAGGAGGTGACCGGTGTCGATGACGTCGAGCAGGGTGATTTGCTCCTGCCAGATCTTCAACATGGTGTCGTTGAAGGCCATCACGAATTTTTCTCTCTCGCTTTGTGGGTCGGGATGACTGTTTATGTCCATTCTTCTTGGTTGAATTGTAAATCGGTGTATGTGTCCACGGCGATTTGGAAGTAGGCGCATGCACAACCGGAGAAGAAATACTTGTCTATCTCCTGAAAGGTGATTCTTGGGTCGATATAGATACTGTGCTGCTGCAGGCGAGTCTGTTCCAGGATCAGGACAGACATGAACTGTCGGAATAGCTCGCGCATGGTGTCCATGCAGCGCTGGCGGGCTTCCATGTTGTCGATAGCGTGTCGCATCGCTAGGAAGACCGTCTTTACGCGGCGGGTGTGTGGTGTGTTGTTGATGTCGGTGAAGCCTTGTGAGATGTCGCTGACACAGACGAATGCGGTCTTTGTCAGCAGTTTGGCGAGTGCTTCTTCAAAGCCGTCGAGCCCTGAGACGCGACAGAAGGCGAACCGCTTTTCTTTGGCGAACTTGTTCTTCTGAGTCAGCTGCTCGAAGAATGATGTTGCATCCCAGTTGAATGTTGGATTCACAGGGGTGGCGGGTGCTGGCTGGGGCTGAGGGAATAGTTTGTCTAACATGGTTATTTCTTTGATAGTTTGCGGAGATTGGCTGCTTCTTTGGCTAGTGTGTCGAGCTCTGTGAGCGCGCGCCAAGTGTCCGTTTTTAGGATTGATTCTTCTTTAGTGATATCGCCACCTGTCAGCGCACGAATCATTGCGTTTGTGGTGTCGCGTAGCTGCTGGTATGTGTTGGTTTGAGGCGTGCCGAGAAGGTTCGAAGAGTCGTTGCTTGCGGGCTGGTAGAAGTTTGGGAACTCCCTTGCAAAGTACTGTTTGATTGCGGCCATCCAGTAGAAGATTCCGATGAGGTGTGCCTTGTCGGCCTTCACTATATCGCTTCTATAAAGTACTTTTGCTATTTGTTGTAACAGATTGTTTTCTTGTGTTTTAAGATAACCTTGAAAAAGGTTTTCTATAAGTATGAATTGCTCGAACGGAAGCTGCTCGAAGCAGGCTGAAACGGCGCGGTGCTTACCGATTCGTGAGATGCGAACGGGCATCTGCGGGATGGAGTCCAGAAAGCCGAGAGTAGTTGTGGCTTGTTGGATTTGGCTGGCTGTAAGGATGACTTTCCTGCGGCCAGACTTGATGATAAATCTGCTGTATTGAAGGGCTGATAGGATTTTCAGACCGTTCCATTTTAAGAGGCAGATTGTCTTGATTTCTTCAGATGAGAAATCGCTGGCGAACAAGCTATACACCAGGTGTAGTTGCTTGTCGGTGAGTTTGTCCCAGGAGGTGGGGAGTGTGATATTAAAAACTGCTTTCATGCCGCGAAGGTACGAAAGCAGTTTGTATGGGGAAAAGACAATCTATATTATTCCTGTTTTTTATGAGACTCCCATGTTTGGTGGAGCTTATTCCATTTCTCGCTATGGGCACCCAGAGCACCTATTTGGCGCGGGTGGGCTAATGGGAGAACGTTTACGGTGTGGCCGTCGACTGTGGCTGCAGTTATGGTACCATATCCATACAACTCTACATATTCCTGCAGGGATTTATAGGGAACTTCTGCCACAGCGTTTAAGAATTGAGCGATGGGGATATCGCCGAGGAGGACTAATAGGCTAGCCTTGGATTCCTTAAGTTCTGAAACGATTTCTTGGCGTCTCTTGTCATCGCAGAATACTGTTGGCCGTTTTGGTATGGTCACTTCATTGAGGCCATACTTCTCTATTAACGGGTTATATTCTTTCTCGATCACTTTTGCCTGGCCGTCGTTGATGCGTGTCTCTGGAAGAAGGTCGCACAACCATGCGTCTTTCCTTGTGCAACCAAGGGCACCAAGGATATGTTCATCGAGGACCTTGGCTGAAGGGCCGTTGAGATGTTCTCCGGCCGGTTCCAACGTTCCAACTTCTGTAGGAATCTGTATCTTTGATATGATTTCCTTTGCTTCTTGGATGTTTCCGTCCCAGAAGATGCGTGGTTCACTTGCAACAGCCAAAGCTGGACATATAGTCTTGCCGTCTTTTTTCCAACGCGCATGAACTGCACTTGCATAGACACCAAGAACGAAAATTTTCTTGGGCGTGCGGTCTTGCTGAACTAGCGGATGAACTTCTTGACCAAAGGGGTGTAAATAATTCATGATTCTATTTTTAATTATTCTAATAGTAACTTTCTGCCATCTTCTGTATGTAATAATGGAATTAACTTACTCAATAATTTGTGCAGATAGTCTCTTTGTAACTCTTTTGAACCATAATCTCTCCTCATTGCCATTCCTGCAATATATTTGTGTGCAGTTTGATACTGACAAAAATAGCATAGTTCACTTTCCTTGTAATCCAACTTTATGTTCAATTCTTTATTAATTAGCTTTATCAGGAATTCATTAGGAGAAAAATTGTATTCAGTGGAAAATAGCACTGTATATTCTAACCAACCACGATCATCTCTTCCTACTCTGTTTTCTCCATCTTCAAAACATGTTGCTTTTATACTCAAAATAAAATTGAGAAGTGCACGAACTTTATAATCTAACAGGGCTTCTTCTTTGTATCTTTTGGAACTTGTCTGATATTTAAACCCTTCAATAATCTTCTCTTGATTATATAATTCAAAAATGTGAAAATATAATTTTCTTTGAAGGAATCTTTTTAAAGAATCCGCATCATACTTTGTGTAACATGGCAAATTCAATAGTTTTCCTTTATATTGGATATGATTATCGATCTCGTAAACATGTAGTTCCGATTCAATGATTTGGCCTAATAGATTTGAAAGATAATAGTTTGCTATTTTATTATCATCAGAGTTAATGATAATATAGCAAGTAACATCATCATTGCTATAAACATGAGGGGGGTGATTCTCTATTTCTATATTGACGAAATAAATCATGTTCAGTACATCGTTTAAATTTATTGAAAAATAGTCTGAATCTGTATTGCATTTTTGACCAAATAACGTGTCGAAATACCTGAAATTTATTTTTTTCGTTTCAATATCCTTTTCAATGATTCTGTTAAGCTCTGGAACTATTATTTGAAAAAATAAAGCAACAGGGTTATTCCTTTTATTATTAATTCGTCCGTTATCAAATGTTATAAGTTCAGAGGACATAAATATATGTTCCTTAGGTCGCCTTGCTGATGTGTATTCTATATTATGATCATACAAAATAGTATGTATTTTATATTTAAAATATATTGTCTTCAGATGATCTGAATAGTAAGCCATTCTCACTTCGTTGGTTATTACCTCTATCTTAGTTATTTTAATATTCTTAATCATTATATCAGCATCAATTTTTTCTTTCGTTTTGATGTTGATGTACCCTATGATGCATTTATAGGAATCGTTATTGTCTCGTAAAATTTCGACAAACGGAATGTCTGAACAACAGAATTCATAACTTTGAAAAACCTCATCTAAGTTAGATGTGTTTGTCACTTCTATTATTTCTTGATTATTAATAAGAATCATATAACGCCCATAAATGTTATTTTGGGGCAAATATACAAAAAATCCGCTTAAATTAGTTAAAAATATAATTATTTTTGTATATTTGCGACCATTAATTGTAATAATATGAAGAAAGCAAAGTACAAAAGAAAGAAACGACGCAATTCACAGGTCATTAGGAGAATAAGAAAAAATACGAGAAAACAGGTAGAAAAAGAATTCTACCTTATGTCGAAGTATGATATTGATAACAAATGCCTATTTGTTCCTCCTTTGAAAGTAACTGATACGCTTTTCAAGGACCAAGGAATTACAACTCTTGACGAACAAGAGAGTCATGATACTCAAAGCCAGCTTGAACATGATGAAATCTATTATCAGAATGGCTATGCTAGTGCAGCAGCTTTAATGTTAAATCTGATAAAGAATTCGAGTAACAGGATTGTGCGTGAGAGCTATATTAATCCGGCTATGTTTTGTTTTCGTCAGTTTCTCGAACTCTCAATGAAAGATTCTATATTAAAGTATAGACATATGAGAAAAGAGGGCAATAAAAGTGAGCCGAATATTGAGGGTCACAATCTAGTAAAACTATGGGAAGGACTAAAATTATATTTGTCTGATTCTGATGAAGAAATTCAAAGCATCGACAACCTGGTTAAAGAATTTCAAGAAGTTGATACTGGTACAGCATTTAGATATAATAGATATTTGCAGCATCAAAACGGAGGAAAAGAGAAGTTTGCAAAGATAGATAGTGATACATTGTATACCCGCATGCTCCAAATGTATAGATTTTTTGAAGGAGTTAACGAACATGCAATAATAACACTGGAAGAACAATTTTAAAATAATAGATGTCTGATATTAAATCATCCGCTTAAAACCAGTAAGCGGATGATTTTTTATTGTTTTGGAATGTTTTTGGGGTGTAAAGTTCGGCAACTGGGGACGAATGCCAGGCGGGGAATACGTCTTTGTGCTCACGGATGATGGTGACTAGGTCGTAGTAGCACTGATTGTTTACTTGGATGTCGGTGAGGAGCTGGAGTTCGTAGGACTGGAGCGCTTTTATTACCTGCTCTTCGATTGCGGTCGCGTAGCGGAAATTCGTCAGGGTGTGGTGACGGAAGATGTCCATCTGCTCGTGGGAGAAATATGTTTCTGCTAGGACGTTCTCGATTTTTATTAATCGAGCGTGGAGTGACTGGAACTTCTGCCAGAGCTGATCATTTATGTTCAGCCGGCGGCAGAGGTGGAAGTTGGGGAAGAGCGTTGAAGCAAAGTATTTGCCTGGAACGCTTTGCTGCCAGGCTTCGATAGAGGCGAGGCGGTGGAGGAGTTGCTCGACGTTTGCGTCGCGCAGGGCCTCGATGGAGTGCTGCAGGCGCTCAATGCGCTCCCGTGAAGCGGGTGCGATGGTGGGTGTGTTCACGATGCCGAATCCGTTCGGAGTCAGGATGAGGTCGAGTGATGGAATGGCTGAGAGAAATGCGTGGTACACCACGATTTTCTCGAAGATGTCAGTTGCGGCCTCACTGAGCTGCAGGTCTGCGGGGACGTAGTTTTCGTGGGCCCATTCTTCAGCTGTGGTGATGTATGGGGCCAGGGTGTCTTCGAGCGATGGTTCACCTTCGACTGAAGGGAGAACGTGGGGAATGAGTGAGCGAAGTTTCTCTTCGGTGATGATTGTATTCATGATTCTATTGTGACTTGTTTGGCGTCTTTGTTTTCGTCTAGGGTGGTGAGCTGGATGAATGGGATTTGGGGAGTGACGTTTGTCCAGCCGTTGTAACTGATTATGATTTTGTGAACGGTGAAGAGCAGGTCGTGATAGGGCTTTTGGAGGGCTTGGGCGATGGTGTAGAGTTCACGTTTGTCGCTACCGGAGTTGTTCGTCTGGGTCTTGCCCGGAACAGAACCGACAAGGTTCGAATGTACGCGCATCGTGAAGCACACCATGTTCACAGCTTCTATGATGTCTGTGGACCAGTCACCGCCCTCCTTGTCTGTCTCAACTTTGTTGATTACCACGTCGTGCTGCTCGTCACCGTTAGGGTTGATATAGAATGTAGAGAAGAGTACCTTACCAGAGTTTTCCATGCCTGTGAGGAAGTTGATGATTTTCTCTTTCTCCTCCACTACCCTATCCTGCTGCTTCTTGCGGTCGGTGATGCCTTCTGCTTTGAAGATGCCGTCCCAGAAGCGGTTGGCTATCTCGATGTGATATTTGATAGGCGCTGAGTTCTTCAGCTTTGCTTCTTTGGCTATACCAATGAGCTTTTTGATATTATACCAGTTGCCTTTGAACAAGGCCCCATAATACGGGATGGGATAATAGGTACTGTCGGGAGTCGGAACCCGGCTGACGATAGCAAATTTGCGCGTAGCAGTCTTTGGCCGCTTGCCCTTGGCCGCCTGGAGTCGCTCCTGCAGGTCGGCCCATGGAGCTTGCTGATTGAGGAGTTCGATTTTCTCTACGTCTTCCTTGCGGGAGATAGACTTCCGCCAGTTGGCGTAGAGAATATAGGGAATACGCCCGTCTGATTGAGCAGGTGCGAAACGGCAGTAGCATGCTTCTTTGCGAAGGATGCGTACGATACGGGATCCGTCGGCATTGAGGATGATGACCGAGACACAAAAGGCGAAGTGTTTGATATCCTGGCAGACTCCGAGGAAGTAAGAAGCGAGGTCGTTGTCCATCAGGAAGCCTTCAACCTCATTTTTGATGTTGGACGCAGCTTCCTGTGTGTTATACATCAGTCCGGAGCCATAGCAGACTTCAGCGTTGAAGAGCTGGCAGGTAGAGAGAGTCTCGTCCGAGTCAATGAGTTCAAGGATTCGGTACGGCAGCTGGTTGTCCGCTCCCCATGGCATATACTGATAGCCGTCGGCTATCGTCTGGGGTGTGGTGTCCTGTTGCTCTTTGAATACTTCAGAGGTGCTGACGGTGAAGGCTGCACTTGCGTTCAGGCTTGGTATATCTTCGACAGAGTTGAAGGAAACGTTGTAATTCATATCTTTGTTTTTTGGAGCAAAGGTAAGAAACAGGCGACATGTCTAAAAAGACATCATATCTCAATGATCTTATACCTACTTTTTAGGGATTAAAAAATAGTGATAGCCCGAATGGACTACCACTGGTTTTCGATTTTATAAACAACGGTCATCATATCTTTAATGGCCGCGAAATAATGTGCTCTTCTCAGGGGACATTATCTTTGGGTATATCTTTGCTAGTGGCTTTGTCTAATAAAAAGAACGTGGACTTGCGTATCCCACATTCTTGCACCTTGGTTCCGGAAATGACCTTGCATATAGAACATGAGACGACAAGTCCACGTATAGGTACGTGAACCGTCGTACTCCGCCTTGTATGCTGTTTGAATTTTCCGGATTCAGGTGCACAAGACAGAAGCGCGCCGCTTCGATTTCAACATGTAGACTGCTTCCTGCTTTTGCATTGGCAGTATGATGGCTCTACGCCAATCATGGTGCAAAGGTACACAATTTTTCTGATAATCAGTACTTTCCGGCCGAAAAAGTGCTGATTGGGTAGTGTCAAAAGAACACTTCCATGCCGTTGAGCATGAAGATTTGGCACTCTCGAGTCTGTCGGATTTGATTGGAGTTGAGGAGTTTGAACTTGCGTGTACCTTTGTAGTGGTCGTACTTGATGCAGACGCATCTATGCCACTCCTGGATCTCGCCCTTAGATGTCCAGAGACGGATGTCAACTGGGTCGGGGCGGTTGAGGATGAGGCGGGATGTTGAGATGTGGATGGAGTTCATGAAGAGTTGAAAAGTTGAAGAATTGAAGAGTGGAAGTTTTATTCTATAAATTCTTTATTGTCGGCGTACTGCCAGGTGAACTTTAGGCGGATGGGAGTAGCGTTGTCGTTAGTGAATTCTGGGCTGGTTTCGGTGATAAGGACGGGGGTGTAAGTGCCAGCAGATACTTCTCTTGTGATTTCGTGGGAAGTGAAGAGTTGCGTCAGGAACTGCGCCTCTGAGAGTGTGAGCGGTGACGTCTCCACTTCGTGTTTGACTTTGACGGTCGTATCGTAATAAGAAACCTTATTACCACATACTGCTTCTGAACGGTCGATCTCCGTTTTTGAAGTAGTGGCGCCGAAAAGGCAGACCGTTTCCCACAAATTAAAATTCCCTTTGAATTGGAAGGTATCTGATGGCGTGTCCGAAGAGAAATAGATGTTGAACTCCCGACCATCGAGATAATAATATGCCCGATGTATGGTGGCGTCGAGAATGTTTCGCTGCGCCAACAACTCCTCGAGCTTCGCATAACTAGCATCTGTTGGTATGATTTTGGGAGCGTCCGACTGTTTGTTGCCAAACGTGTATGTGGCAGTAATTATTTCTCTCGATGACGGGATGGTATAATAGATGTCGCAGTAGTGGTACACCTGCTTGTAGGGCATGGCATAGTTGTAGAGCGAAAAAGGGCATGACCGTGACAGCAATGCGCTTTTCCTTGTGGATAGGAAGCTCTTGGTCAGCTGTTGCTCGGACCCGCTGAGCGACTTCAGGCGACTGTATATCACGATGACGTTGCCCGTATTGTAGGTAAAGTTCTCATAATCCTTGACTGTCAGCAGGAATTTGGCGATGGCCAGATCCTTTTGGAGCATGGCCGCTTCGACGATGGAGCGGATGTCACGAACGTAAGCCTTCAGTCCGTAAATATAGTACGGCGAAGAAAACACCTCCACCTCGTTGATGGTGATGGTGACGGTAACCTGCGGTGTGAGTGATTCGATTTCAACTTCGTCCGGTAAGTCTGCAGACAGGTAAGGCCCTGAGAACTTGGTGTTGATGATTGTTGCCATAGAAATATTTTTGCTGCAAAGATAAATAAAGGTTAATCCTTGAAAAAAGACAGCGGGATATTTGTAAATTCGGTGGATTGTTTGTACTTTTGCAGTATCATAAAAAAGATTTTAATGGTTAAGGTTTATGGTTGATTAATATAGTTTTTTTTAAGTTAATGATTGAAGGTTCGTTGTGAAACGAGCCTTTTTTCATGGTGTTAATTGATAGCCTTCCTTATTGGAAAGCTATCAATTCTTGCTATGGCTCTGGAGTCATCTGAACCACCTTGGGCTCTTTCTTGGCGCGAGGCTTGCGCTGCTTCTTAGGCTTTTCTTCAGCCTCAGGCTGCTGTGCTTCCTGCTCTGCAGGCTGCTCAGCTTCTGCAGCCTTTTCAGCTGCTTCAGCTTTCAGCTTTGCTATCTCTTCTGAGAGCGCCTTGAGAGAATCATCATCGATACGACAACCTGACTGCTTCTTGAGCATGAAGGCGAAACGCATGGCTTTGTAGGCACTCTTGCAATAGGCCTTGCACTCTTCTTCACCTGTGAAGGCAACTGCCCATACATTGTTCTCACTCTTGTTAGACTTCACTACTGTAACGATAATAACTTTTGCTTCCATAATTGTAATTTTTAAATTGTTATACTTGATGTTATTGATTTATGCTCTGTAAACTTCGATGTAAGTGATATCTGCCATCAGATCATTGGCCATCTGCTCTGCTATCTCTGTGGCTTTAGCAAATGTATCAGCCTCGACCTCATATTCATAATATTCACCATCCTCACAATTGACAACTACATTGTAGATATTGCCTGGATAATAGCGCTTGCTGTATAACCTGCTGTGAGTGAAAACCGATGTTTGTACATTCTGTGTCATAATTCTTATTTTTTTAATGTTTGACTTCTTGTTAATGAAGCTCCGAGGAGCTTTTGTAATTTTTACGTGCATAAAGGAGCCAGCAAGCGGTAAGTGCTTTAATGCAAGGAATTACCAAGAAAAATCATGGAATACCTTATTTTCTTTAGCCACTACCTGGCGTGAAGAAGAAAATGGGGAAGGTTGCTGTGATTTTTGTGCAGGAATCGGGAACTTGTGACTAGTACTTGCAGTGCACGGGCTTGCGCTAAATTTGCAAAGGAAAAATCAGAAAGGGCCTCACAGGAAGCTATCATGAGAAGTCAGACATGCTATGAGAAAATGGAAATGACACAGATTAAGCAAACTCTTCACTACGGCGGGTGTAGCAGGCGCGACTACTCCCCTATCCTCTTTAGGCATTATCTATGATGTGTACCACATTTGCATTGAGGATGAGCACCTATTTATGAGTGGCGTGGCAGATGTACCTATTATAGCCACAGATAGCATAGAGCATTAGGCCTACCTCTTTATTAGGCAGACCAAATGTCGATGACCAGAGCATCAGGCTTTAGCCATCAATCATCAAAGGAAACAATCAAAATTACATGGGAGCAAACTACCTCTTTCGTGTAGTGAAGTCCATCAAGCTTGAAATGAACAATGGGCAGTAGCGTTTGCTGGCAGCTGAAGAAACAAAGGTTTTTCATTCAAAGCCATCAAAGCCGCGTCAGCCTGTAGAAGAAGGTGACCATGCCCTTGTTGCCATCATCATCGACGGCTACGGGAACAGTATTCAATATATTAGAACTTTTCCATTTGTATAGCGTTTAATGTAACTTGATATAATTGTCTTCCATGAAGATATGTAATCATGATTAATAGAGCGATAGTGTTCGATACCTGATTTTTTTACTTCCAAATTCCTGTCACGTAAACTACTACGTTTATTAATTTCAGCACTCTGCAAGAAATCATAAATTGCCCTTATAGAGCGATCGTAGTTTTCACTTTTTGATACAAATAAAAGGGTAGACCTGTCTGGATTAACATTCTCATGGACTATGAGGATATCACCTGATTTGCATTTGATTGAAAACAAGAATGCATATTCAGTAATATCACTATTAGCATGGGCTAACCTTTCAACGCAGGGAATAATTTTATATTTTTTGCTTTGCTGAGATACTAGATAATTGATGTATTCCGATTTATACTTTTGGAAATCCTCAATACTCATTTTTTGGGCTTTAGATAAAGCCTGTTTAAAAGACATCTGTAAAGGGCTAATTTTCTTTACAGAAGTTTCATTAATAGTTTTTATTGCCCTTTGCTTTGAAATAGATGCAAATTTCTCTATTGCCTCGTTTAGTCGGATTTTGTCATATATTGTTAGTTTCATACCTTCCACAATGCAATGAACAGGCTTGAGCCTATCATTAAGATAGTCTTTTAAGAAATTATAAGATTCTAATACACCAGGTGAAGAAATTGCTTCAGGCTTAAACTTTACACTTCCATCACTTGGTGGAAGTACGACAAAATATCCTTGTTTAAATTTTACACATTTCCAGTTTAAAATCCATTCCTTCTTCTGAAGGACATCGAATGAACTTTTATTTCTTTCAGGTAAATAAATAAGCTTCTTGAAATCAAAATCTAATGTAACAATAAGATCATTATTAAGAGTATTATGTTTAAAGTCTTTCCTAATTGCGCTTTTACAACTTTGTTTGAAGCGCATTTGTTTTCTTTTATTTAGAAAGAGAATATCATATAAGCCATCTTCGTCACCTGCATATCCATTAAACCATGTAGAATCATCGTCTTCTTCAGAATCTTCTAAATCAGTCATATCTTTCATGTAATCGCCTAATGATTGTTCTGATATAATTCTATTAAAATCTTCTTCCCAACAAAAATATGTAGAACCCTCTGAATTTTGTAATTGAATCCATGCATCATCATCAATAGGTACTTTAATAGTTCTATCGTCTAGTTTTACGTGTTTGAAAGAAAATTGCCTATTAGTAATACTTAAAATTTTGGGGTTAAGGAATTTGGTTACTTTTATTGGATTATCAAAGAATTTGGGATTGTTGACTTTTAATTGTCCATTATTAATTGTGTCCTCAGCTTCTATCTTACCGATATAGCTATTTTCAGGGAAATCATCTTCTGTTAAACTTCCAGTATTTAATCCATTAATATATTTTTCAAATAACCTTGTATCATACCTTAGCTTATTAGACATTTTTTCAGAATAATGTCCAGCGTATATATATACATCCTCTTTGCCTGGGATGATTTCACAATTGTCTGCCCAAATGGACTCTACGGCTCCTGTTACAAGAAGTGTAGCAAAGGGCTGGTCAACATTAATCACTTTGTGCGTTTCGAAATTTTCAATGTGAACAGAAATCCTTTTAAATTCGTCAAATTGATTTTGCCATATTCTTTTAATTTCTTTACTTTCTAGATAGCCTAAAACGAAATTAAAATCTCCTTGTGTCAAAGGTATATTTTTGTCACTTAGTTTGTTAATAATAATCTGTATCTTTTGAGTATTATCTACAGGATAAAGATTAACAAGAAGTTCTGATAATAATTCTATAGCATCTGTAGATGGAGCAACACGTTTCAGATTACAACTATTTGTTTTATAATAATTAACTAATGTGGATGATCCTATATGATTAATAATCCATTTGTCTAAAAAGCAGTCTATGCGGCTGCTTCTTTTTGCTAACAAGTCTATAACCTTATTGACTTGTTCTTCACTATTATATGGTTTTAAGTCTTTCAGCTGACTCAATAGACTATTTTTTTTCATTTTATTAAATAATTACTATTTCACTTTTGTAGCTAATAATGTGATATTATCTTTATTACTTGTCTCGAAGATAGAAACGGGCTTGTTCTATCTTACTAGTTCATAATAAATTTATCAGTAGCCTCTTTCTTCTAACCTTTTGCGAGTCATTCTTTCAAGAATATCAGAAGTAGAACCTTCTGTGCTTACTCCGGCCTGTTTAGCCTGTTTAACTACTCTTGCGTGGGTAATTCTCTCTAGGATTTCTGAAGTCGAACCTTCGGCACTTACTCCAGCTTGTCTTGCTTGTTTAACCACTCTTGCATGAGTAATCCTTTCAAGAATATCAGAAGTGGAACCTTCTGTACTTACTCCTGCCTGTTGGGCTTGTTTCACAACCCTTGCATGAGTAATCCTTTCGAGAATTTCGGAAGTAGAACCTTCTGTGCTTACTCCGGCCTGTTTAGCCTGTTTAACTACTCTTGCATGGGTTTGTTTTTCTAAAACTTCAGAAGTTGATAGATTGTTATAATCATTGGCTTTGGATGCAGAGCTTCTTATTTCATTTCGCGGATGTTCTGGTTGAACAGGACGTTCACTTTCTGTTGGCTCAGTTCTTTGATCCACTTTTGTCTGTTTAGGAGTAGGCTCCGGATAAATAACAGTCTGTTCCGAAGCATCTCTTTCTTTACTTTGGACAGGCTTTTCATTCAGCTTCTCAGTCACAACTTCTTTTTCATCTGATATTATGATATCTGGTTCAGATGCTGTCACATACTCTTTTTCTGAAGGTGTTGGCTCAACTTGTGTTTCTGTTTGTTGTTTTCTATTTGCCAGATAAGGCTTAATAAGATTGTCATAACCAAGTGAACAAACCAGAAGTAACAATAAGCCAATCAAGACGATTACCAAAATTGATGGCTTCCGCTTTTCTCGGTAGAGACCAGAGAACTTATCATATTCGTTATAATTTTCTCTCATGCGCTTTGATGCTTTATGTTTTATCTATGATAATGTTTATTGGGTATAAATCTCCGACCTGAGTTGTCAGAAGTATAATTAGATGAAGATGAAATACCATTGTTGCTGCTTTTCGCACGTCGGCGGTTTTCTCTCATACGCTCTACATCTTGGGCAGTCATTTCTTCAGTGATAAGAATACCTGGAGGTGTGAGGTCGCCAAAGCGAGTTTCAAAGAAGTCGCATCCTGCTTCATTGTTTGAGCATGTGAATGAACGGAAACGGATGCCATTTGATGATGTGCCATCTTTGATAGGCACTATTTTGCCTTCCAGACATTTCGGGCAAAGGTATGAACCAATCTCCAGTTTCAAAAGGAATTCAGAGATAAAAGGAGAAGGTTTCTTCTGGTTATACAAAACATACATACGCTTCTTTGCTCTGGTCATTGCGACGTAGAAGAGGCGACGTTCTTCAGCGAATGGGTAAGATTCTCCACGACTAAGAACGAAGTCGAGTATTGGATCATCCTCAATCAACGAAGGGAATCCGTATGCACCTTGGTTGCAGTTCACTAGGATTACATGGTCTGCTTCCAATCCTTTTGCTGAATGTACAGACAGGAAGAATAATTCTCTACCAGCAACTTTTATCTTAATGCGGTTGTCTTTGTTGTCAATCTTTCCAGTGAAACCAATAGACATTGCATCATAGTTATATCTACCCATGAGCAGAATATCTTCATTTTGAGGAAGTGAAGCCACAATTTCCTCAACTTTCTCCTTCATGCTATTATCTTCATCCTCGCATTTTACAAAATTGAGGTATGTGTGCTTCATGTCGTCTTCAGGAGTTTTTATAGATTTTTGTTTCTGTTCAGGATTCTTCATCACAAAATTTGATGAGTCATCAATGAGAGGCTGGTGGAAGCGGTATGTTGTTTCAATCTTGCAGATCTCAGTGAAGCCGAAGAACTTCTCAAACTCGTAGAACAGAGCCATGTCACTGCCAGCGAATCGGAAGATAGACTGCCAGTCGTCACCGACACAATAAAGCTTTGTCTTTGGTTTGTCGGATCTCAGGGCCTGTAAGAGTTTGTAGCGGTCGATTGAAATATCCTGGAACTCATCGACAAGGATATAATCATACTGCTTCCATAGCCCATCGCGACAAATCTGTGTCGCTTGAATGATAGCATCAGTAAAGTCTATTTCATAGTTTTTTGCCAGTTCTTCCTCATAAGCTTCATAGAACGGCTTAACAATTTCAGTGAGGATGTATCTGTTTCTTTGCTCGGTGAAAGAAGTCAGGCTACCTTCAGACGGTTTAGATTCTTCTAACAATCCATCAATCGTCTTTTCATTCGCCTTCATCAGTGTAACGAATGAAAGCAGTAGTGTGAATACTGTTTTCTCTAATTGACGATTGCGTTTTACAAGCATCTCGTACAACTCTTTGTCCGTCCTTTCATGGAAGGGAACACCATAACGGGTAAGTTGTGCTTTCAGCTTATCCTCAACTGTTTTATTTTGAAAATCGGCGCTTGTCGTTTCAATAAGAATAGTATTATTCTGCTGGTGGGTAGCCCTTTTCCATGCGATACCATCAAGGTACTTTTGATTGGCTGCTTTCCAACCGCCTTTTGTTCCTTCTCCAAACCAGCGCGGTACCTGATAATTTGCATCTACTGCAAAATGCTCCAAGTAGATACGTTGCCATTCGCCTCTTGAATCTTTGTAATATATGGTAAAATCAGGCTTGTACTGTCTGCGCTCTGGAGTCCTTGTATTAATAGGATAATCGCATTCATAGCGGAATGGAACACCAAGACGAGTGAGGATTGAGCATAGGCGTTTTTCCTCCTCACTGCGAGTAAAGATAATCTTTCCATCGACATCTGGAAACAATGCCTGAATGCCATATTTTTTTCTATCTTCGAAGTATGTGAATGCATCGACGTAATCATGTTCCAACTTCATCAATGACTGGAGATTGATGATGTAGTTGTCTATGGCATGAAGGAAGGTCTCGCTTTCGATAACTAACTTATGGAAAACATTCAATGGAACATCAGCTTCGCAGATGGATGGAGCCTGACCAGTTGTCTCCGCAATGATGCGATAGGCGAGGCTATGGAATGTACCGCTATTGATGCCATCAATGTTCATGCGCTCAAATAGCTCATTAGCCGCTTTCTTAGTGTATGTAAGCAGCAGCACCTTTGAGGGGTGGATGTGTTGTTTCTCCACCAGATATTTTGCCTTGCTAACAATGGTGGAAGTTTTTCCACTACCAGCACTTGCTATAACAAGGCAGTTATCTTCGAGCTTTACAATTGAATCGCGCTGTTGAGGGTCGAGAGGATATTTGCCGAGAACATGATCAAAATAATCCCTGTTATTATCCAACTCAGTTTTTACGAATTCCTTATTATGCTCCTCTCGTACTTTCTCGATATTGACAAATAGTGAAGGCAGAATTTTAGCACTTTCATCGGTGACATATTCTGCATACTTTGGAAATACAAGACTCATCTTCTCTTGAACAGTAGACGAAGACTTAAGAAAATCTTCCATTTCTGAGTATGCAAAGTAGTGAGATGGATGCAAATATGCTTGATATTGTGCGGTAATTTGAGCAGCACAAGTATTCAAGTCATTAATAGCGTGATAAATCTCATTATTTTTATTCATGAGATTTTCACTATCATCAAGAATTGATAACAAAGAAGATATGGCAGACTCGTAGAAGATAACTTCATCGAAATATTTGTGCTCCTTCAGGTTTTCTATTTTCTGAATTAAATCAGCATACTTTTTCTGAAAGTCTATGATATGTGATTCTTCTACCAGATGTGAGGGTACAAACAGCGAGTCAAGTTCATTTTTGGCATTTTCTGATTGTTCTGCTAGAAATCTTGTCAGATTTGCAAATTGCTTCTTGCCAAGATACTTTATAATACTCGTGACTAGAATAACCATCGAAACGATAGCGATGGCTATAACTGCAAATATTGACAATCCACTAAATTCCAATAATAGGATATTATTCATTATTATACTTAATAGCAAACAATTTAACAGCATCTTTCATGATATCTGTATGGTCGAAAGCAAAAGCTGGCAACTCTGTGATTGGGAACCATTCTGCTTTAGCTGCATCATCCTTGCCGATTACGTCTTGTGGCGTGTCGATGATGGCCAGATATGCCACAGTGATGGTACGCCCTCGAGGATCACGGTCAACCTTGGAGTATGCACCTATCTGATGGACGGAGGCTACCTTCAAGCCAGTTTCTTCTTCCAGCTCACGGATAGCACATTGTTCTGTTGTCTCATCCATATTCATGAATCCACCAGGAAATGCCCATGCACCTTTAAATGGGTCTGCACCTCTTTGAATAAGCAGAACCTTTGGCAGTGGTTCGTTTGTCATCACAACACAGTCAGCTGTGACAGCTGGACGAGGATATTCGTAATTGTATGCCATTAATTTCTTATTTTATTAATTTGGGTACAAAGGTAAATAATTCCACTTTATCTACCAAAGGATTCTCAGGAAAATGCAAAAAAATGGGGAAGAGTGTTCCGAGCACCCTCCCCTAGGCTTGATCCTCACAAATCAAATCTTGCCATGACATTAAGGTTTATGTGCAAAGATAAGGGTAAACTTGCTAACCTGCAAATCCTTTAAGCATTTTTTGTTAATTCATGAAAAAGGAGGGCTACGTGCAGGCCCTCCAATATAATGCTTTGATTTGAATAATACAGTAATCAATTATTAGCTATATAGCATTTTCTGGAACAATTTCGAAATACAACCTTTGTTATATTGGACAATTCTTAAAATGTCGCTATAATTAAAAACTATTTGACCAACAATACAGGAAGTTTATATCCCATATATCTCTTTTCTGTTTGTGAATTATAAGCACAAAGCCTTGCATCACCATCGCATTCATCATCTTTCAACCAAAACAAAAATGTGCCTACTGGACTCTTATGACTTGCCATATAAAATTGAGCATCGGGCAAAAATAATACTTCTCCGTTTCGGCCTAAGAAATCAGTTCCCTTTAAGCTATATGTATCTTTAGCTATTCTTTGAGTATATTCAAGAAGCTCCTCGTATTGTTGTTTTGTTGGAATATTCAACTTAACTGCTTCGTCATATGAGAAGTATTGATATTTTCCAGAGTCATCCTTAATATAACCAACAGACCACTTTGTTCCTGTTGGCAAATTTAGATCCACATATTCTATACCGTCACAGATAATATTTTTTGCTGCTAATTCAGAATCAGACCAACCTGCTTTATATCCATTAACATATGCTTCTTCAATTGCTAATGTGATAGCCTCTATTGCTTTTCCCTCTGCATACTTTTTTGCTTTCTCCAATATATCCATACTTTAAAAATTTTATATTAGTTAAATTTAGAAATAAATAGTTGTATCACCTTCCCACTCAGTGTTTATCGTAATAACGAGATTGATGCCACCAGACTTGGCGGCCTGGGTAATATTATACTTAATTTCAGAGTAAAGAGGATTAAATTGTTCTGCAGGGTTCTTGATTACATAAGTCTCGACCTTGGTAGCAAAGCGTTGGATGCTGTCGCTACTAACAGCACTGAGACGAACAGATTCATCGTATAAATAGGCCATGCTATTGAGACTTAAGTCATCTACATCGCAGCTGCATGAGCATGCAAACGAAAGCGTAATAGAAGCTATCACAACCAGTGGAAGAGCATAAAGACTCTTTAAAAGTCTCCTTAAGTTTTTACTAATACTCATAATTAATTGGTTTATGGGTGCAAAGATAGTGTTTTTCCTGGAAACAACAATATATATTAAAAAAATCGGCTCATTTTTTTTGATGGGCCGATTCTTAAGTAAGATTAAACGTATGTGACGTGGTTCTCATAAAACTCCTCGAGGGGATAGTATTTATTGGGTATGAACTTCACATCGTAAGCTGTTGTGACATGTTTACAATTCTTAATTGGAATCTTGTCGGCTCTTTTATTCGTAGCATCGAAACATAGAAGATAATAGTTCGGGCAGTCGAACATGATAAAGTATGGATGCACTATCCTAACCTCTTCTGCGGTCTTATCTTTTGATTGGCATGTGATGAGTGCAGGTGTTTTTGAGCGGATATGTCGATAAAGCGCCTTGAATATCATGCAAGAAAACTTAGATGGAACCTTTTTATATAGGACTATTGGATCACTAGAAGGATTTACATCAAGCATGTCTGAAAGTCTGTGAGAGAGTCTTTCGTAGAGTAAAGTTCCTTGCAGGGGGTCACAAAAAAGGATAGACATCATCGCTGAATGAAGATGTTCTATCTCATCGAAAGTGAGTACATTCTTGAATATGGAATCCCCAAGGTGACTATAACAATAGTATTTGTTGTAACCGTGGCGCTCTTCACGGATCTTTCTGCGAAATACATATCGTATGGTGTCGATATCATTTCTGATTGTATTGATTGAGACTGGTGGAAATCCGTTGACCTCCAGACTTTCATTTACAGCATCTAACATCTGTTGTACTGTACTTCCTTGAGATTTTCTAAGTAGTCGGTCGATGATAATTGTTCGAGCCATTGAATGTTTTGTGTTTGCCATTATTAATCTATTTTTTTCCATGTTTATAAAATCGAGTTGCAAAATTACATAATAAATATACTACTTCACAAGAAAAACATAAGGAAAAAGTATGATTGTTAGTAGTTTTCATAAATATGTACAAACTTTCACAAATAGGCTGTAAAAGATGAGATTTTTACATAATTCCGCCTAATGAAATGGGATATGTGTCGTGTTGGGGGAACTTCTCGCAGCCGATATAGAGTGTGTCGAAAGCGTCGGTGCCGTCGGTGCGGTGCTCCAGTAAATCTTCCTCAGATTCCGGCTGCTTCTCCATAGACTTGTTCTTGCGGAAGCCTAATCTCCCTCGCTCTACCCCAGCCGACTGGATGGCCAGGATTAGGTCATCGTTGTTCTGGCGGTTGAAGAACGGCATGAGACGCTGCTTGCCGGCGAAGCCCTGGTTGATGAGGAGGTATTTCTCATCGTGGCGCATCGGGTTGCCCAGGTACACATCCTGTACTTGCCACCCGTGTCGCTCGAACTCGTGGACGACCACGTAACGGAAGTCCTGGTCGTTCACGGCATAGTTCGATCCCAGGGCGGTGGCGTCGTAATAGAAAATCACCGTCTTGTTTTGGTGGTAAGCGTAGTAGGCACAGAAGTCGTCCACCAAAGCGGGGATTTTGCGCTCGAACTTCACGTAGAAGGACTTCAGGATATTCAGGCGGTTGCCTGATGGCTGACCAGCAACTATCCAGTTGATGTTGGCGTTGTAGTCCATGCCGATGCAAATCGGTGCCATGGGATTCACGTCTTCATCGGCACGAGAGTCTAACTGAGAACCGAGAAGTGAGAACTGTGAGGTGGTCTTTATACTGTAGTCCTGCTGCTCGGCTTCCTTTAGGATTTTGTCGTAGCCCAGCTCGTCATAATAGGCGAAGTTGCTTGCGTCATATTTGTGATGCTCCTGCATCGAACTGTAGAATCCGTCGTGCGTGATACCGATACGCTGACAGAGAATACTGGTCTGGAATGTCTTCGGTGTCAGGTCTCGCTTCATCTGCCGCAAGTACTCTTCACCCAAGAGCTGCAGGTTTTCAATCGTACTATATTCCTTATAATAAACGGCCACGCTGCGCATCTTGTTCAGCGACTGGTCGAGCCACTTCAGATAGCCTTTCAAGTATTCGGGGATTGGCTTGTGTGCCTGTTTGAGGTCGGCGATGTGCTGCTTTGTTTGCCAAATCTTGTAGATGGTGCCCTCGATGGTACTTATGAGCTCAGGATCCATTTTTTCACGATAGTGCAGGAACCAGGAGCCCTTCTGTGTCTGGGGCATGTCGCTGAGTACCATCATCGAGTGGTTGAACGAGTGATGGCCGAAGTACGAGCGGATACCACCGTTGGCCGGGAGTGTTTCATCCTTCAGTTTGTTGTAGTCGATGAACTTTGCCTCGTCGATCAGGAGCCAGCTCAGCGTCAGGGAGTTTGATGAGCCTGGGCGGTCTTGTGAGATAATGACAGCCACAGAGCCGTTGTAGAAGGTGATGACATGTTCGTAGTCTGCAGGTTCGGTGATTGGTTTGGCAAAGGACTTCGGCGGTTTACGACCAACCACGTAGTGGATACCGTTGAGATAGCCCCAGCGCTTCCATGCTGCCAACAGGCCTGGGATGGTATTTGTCAGGCCATGTTTGAATGTCGGAACCACAATTCCCCCAGTGGAACCGGGCATTCTCTGCATATTTCTTAAGACGAATGGCGAAGCAATCGAGTCTGTTTTTCCAGTACGACGGCCAGCGACAATGACTGTTGTCTTGGCGCCGATGTACTGGGCCATGAGCTGTGGCTTATTGAAATAGACTCTCTTTTCGTGCTGGCGGGCTTCGGTGTCCCATTGTTTAAGGAGGTCGGGGCTAGTATGTGGTGTTTGTGTTGACATAAAAATACCTTTGCTTTTGGGCAAAGGTAAATATATTACGCCAAGAAGGAAAGGACATTTACCATTTTCATTTGAATACGTGCTTATGTTGGGTTATCTGTAATATAAATCACTTAGTTGATTTAGCTTTAAATTGTATGCACTTGAACCTGATATATGAAAACAGTCTAGACAATTATTGTCTTTTGGATAATCGTATTCAAACGAAAGATCACCTCTTACTTTAACAGGTTCCCATCTTGGACTGTGTAGTACAGAAAGTGCTCCTGAATACCTATATACATTACCTTCTTCAAAGTCATATCCATCATAATACCAATGTTGTCCGTCTTTGATTATTTCCAAGCCCTTTTCATAATGAACAACCGTAACAAACCCTTCTTCTCTAAAAAAGTTATCTGCATTTAAATCTTTAATAAAAGCACGCCATTTAAATTCTGCTTTTTTTTCTCCAAAATTACTTGCATCCTTAGGTAAATTTTCTTCAGAATATAGACGATCTCTTTTTAATGCTCTTTTCACAATAACTTCACCGTACTGATTCATAATTGAAGTGTCTACTTTATGAGCACATCCATCTTCAGTATATACAGTAATTTTACTCTGGTCGCATGACGAAATTATTGTAATCAATAATAATGAAATTAAAAAAGAAAAAAGCTTTCTCATAATTGTTGGGTTTTAAGAGTAATACATATTTATTGGGCAAAGATAGGGAATTATTTTGAGAAATGCAAGTGATAAAGGGAATTTTTGCTATTCTTGGGGCTTTTCGTCAAAAATCTCTTCGAAATTCATGTCGGCTTCCTCGTACTCGATATTGAGCGTATCAGGGTTAGAAGCGCCCAGTTCTTTGGTGAGCTTCTTGATACGCTCGTCGATATTCGGAACGGGATTGATACCAACGACACGTGGGTCGGTCGTTGGGAAGAACGGTTGCACCACAATCATGTGATAAGGTACGGCCGTTTCGTCCTCGACATCAATGCGGTTATACTTAGCGTATGAGGTGGCCGCCTTCTCCATCGTCTTGGTGTCCTTGCGCTTCTTGGCCATCTGGTATGTCTCCAGAATCATTTCGTTATAGCGCCAGCGGTGAAAATCCCTTGTTGCCTCAGACAGATTGGGCAGTAGGGATTTGACAATCTTCAGGTCTGCATAGGCAGTGACCTTTGACAGTGCGTAGCGCTGCATGATTTCGTCCACAAACTGGCGGTCCTTAGCATCGGGGTTGGCAATGCTCCATGTAACCATATCACGCAGTCGGACAATATGTTCTACTTGCGTGATGGCATACTTTTCCTCCAGGTCGGATTTCGGCGTATAGAGGTCAGTACGGGCGATATCGAGAATATTTGGTAGCGGCATTTTTAGGCAGGGATTTACACGGATTTACACTGTTGTGATTGCTCTACTTGCACGCTCATTCATCGTCTTCCATGTCCATGAGGTTCTTTTGAGCGTTTTCCAACGCGAGGGGGCTACCGACGTAGGCTAACTGCATTTCTTGGTGTAGCAGTTTGACTTTTGAGGCGGCTTTTCCTTTGTGGTAGCGCTTACTTACTTCAGTAGTTCGGTCGGCTATATCCTCGCGGAGCTGTTCTGTGGGGATATCGAACAGTACAGCCATATCTGAAATCTTCAGGTAAATGGAGGCGTATTGCTCGACTTGGGAAAGAATTTCTTCTGTATAATCGATTTTTTCCATATAAAAAGTTGGATTATTGTGAATTATGTTCTATATTTGCACCCAACAACATAATAGATTGTTTTAAAAATTTTTGGAACAGAGGGAGACTCTTTGTGAAAAGGGGCTCCTTTATTTTATGTCTGGCGCTGGATGAAGAGATCCTGGAGTGGTACAGAATGATTGTCGATTAAGTCTTTTACCTGAGTATGCAGGGTATTGAAGATATCCGTATCTGTGGAGATGAAAGCTGACTCGTGGCGGTTGCCTCGGGTGAGATTTTGAGAAGTGACGACTGCGACTTTCTGGCCGCTGTCTGCTTCTACCAACAGGAGTTTCGAGTGGTTGTCCGTGAGATAAGTCCGTTCTATGACCTGTGTGATGAAAGACCAGAGCTTCAATGTTTTGTTCGTGGCTTTATGGTCGAGGACCAGATGGAACTCTTTGACGCGCCCTGACTTCTCGATGAAGTACAGTCGGCGCAGGAACTCCTCGGAGATAGAGAATGAAGTCTGCCACACCTTGGCCGTGCCTACCTGCTCCAGGATCCATTCCAGCAGGTCAGCCACCTGGACGGCGTTGGAGAGGTAGGCTTGTGAAGGACACTCGGCGAGTGGCTTCACAACGTCGGACATAGATGCGGTACGCTTCATGAAAGATGAGAACTGAGAGTAGAGAACTGAGAGTTACTGCTTCGTTGAAATCTTTTTTGTTCCTTTTGACGACTTACGCTTTGGCTTGTCTGTGGTGATTTCAGCAGGATTGACAGGTGTTTTCTCGGGAGGAACCGTTGCTGGCTCGGGATTAATCGGGGCTGTTGGCTGAGGATTGAGGACGTAGTGATCGTAGGTATCCCAGTTGCTATGCAAGCGCTTGTCCAGGGTGATGATTTCCTTCAAGAAAGGATATCGGTCGCTATCGGGACAGGTAGCAGCGTCGAGGCTCAGCATGCGGAGCTTCATGTGGAGTTCACGCATGCGATGAACGATGTCCAGGTTCTCCACGTACAATGCCTTGATTTCATCGGGCAGCTGGTCGTGGTCGGGGCGTTTACCTGCTTTGAACTCTGCGAATTCTTCGGATTTGTTTTCGCCTATTGCAGTAGTTGAGGATGTGGCAGGACTGTTTGCTACGTAAGCAGGCTTGATTACCTTTTTAACGATTTCATCGACCTGTGTCTGCATATCGTTGACCTGGTCGTGGGTGAGCTTCTGCAGTCGGAACTTCAGGTACTTCTGCAGTTGGCCTTTGATGAATTCGGCCTTTCCTTTAGGATTAACCGAAATGTTTCGGTACATAATCTGGTTGCCGGTCAGCTGTAGCAGAAGAACGGCACCTGCGGCCCAGTCTTTCTGAGCGTCAGGCGTGTTCATCCATGCCTGTAAAGTTTGGGTAAAATTAGCTTCTTGGTTCATATCTTTTACTTATAATTTACTTTAAGTTTATTATTTATCCCACTGAAAAACAGCAAGTTCTTATTAAACGGTTCAAGTGCTCGTTTCATAGCCTGAAGCGTCTGGCCCGTGGTAACGAAGTCGTCGAAACAGATGATGTTTTGCTCTTCGGGCACCACGTGAACATCGAAGATGGCACCTACTCTTTGTTTGGTGCGACAGGTACAGACGTCTTCATAAAACGGGATATTGAGCTGCTTAGCGATAGCCTCGGAGATACGTGTGGCGAAGTTCTTGACGAGGTGTCTGCGCTTAGGTGTGGTGATGATGGCCCATGAGGCGTTTGAGAGATCCGGTCCGATGACGTCGTGGATGAAAGTAGCGATGGTGGTGGCAAAGAAAGGTACCATTCCATCGTCGGCTTTTATCTCGGTGAGTGTGCGTCCATAGACGGACTTCTGCCAGTACGAAAGGAAGAAGAGTCCGGAGCGTCGTGTAAGACGTGGGCAAGGTGTGAAGTCGCATCGAGCTTCCACCGTCTTATCCCATCCCTTGCGCTGTTTTTCTGCAAAGAGGTCTGTTTCCTGATGCTTCGTCTGTATCTCTTTCAATGCGAGTTGCGCACCCGACAAGTCCGGGACTTCTATCTCAGATAGCAGTTCTGACATGTCAATTGGGGTGCGCATCGTTCATTAAGAATTAACAACCATCAGCTACATAGCCTATATAAACAGCCGCTGTATCTGGCACTTAATCACCGTTGGGCTCGTCGATGGGCTCATAATCGTCACCTTGGTTGCCGCTGCTGGTTGCAGTGAGGTTGATGGTGAACCAGAGTACATCTCGTCTGTTATTTCCTGTGCCTACCTGACGATAGATTTTGACTGTTTTAGGTGCAGTAATCATATCGGAGCATTCAGCCACGGTGCCAGCATTGTTGACAGGAATCTCCGTCTCTATGTCGGTACCAGCTTTATACGAAAGGTATCTCATGTTGTTACCTGTAAACTTCATCGAAGTAATGTTGCCAGAGATACTGATAGTATTATTATTAGCGACGGAGTATGACTGTCCGTTGATGAATACAGTGGCGTTGAAAGTTGGTTCTATTTCAAGAGAGCCACTTCCGCTGTTTCCGTTGTTTCCGCTGCTAGAACTGCTGTTTCCGCCTGTGCTTGGATAAGGTATTGTCCCTGCGTCGATAGTTCCTTCGTCCACTTCGATGGAACCGTAATAGAAAGGTGCCGGGCATTCGTCGGTAGCTTCTACGTTGATAGTGGTGCTGGTGGTGCCTGTCGTACCCTGGCCAAGGTCCTGGTTGACCGTTGTCTTGGTAGGCCATTTGTCGGAGCCAACCACACGGTACTGCCCACGCATATCCTCTACGAGGAACACGTTATCGTTGTTATTCAGATAAGCTGCTGCGGCAGAAGCTTCGGCTTCGACGCCAGGATGAACAGCAACCAGCTTGTTCAACTGTGTCTGTGAAGGATATTCCCCCTGTGGGTCAGAAGTCAGCTGAGATTTGTCAGCCAGCACATCGATGTACTTCCACTTAGCGTCGGCACGGAGCACGAAGTCGCCTGCATAAGATGCAGAAAGCAGACGTCCGTTGGTATCGTGCTGCAGCTGTGGCCACTTTACGATATCATACTTGGAGATATAATAGATACGGCGTTTGATGCCGGGAAGCTCTGGACGCCCTTGACACCAGGCGAGAGAGCGTTGGATGGATGAACAACTCATAGTCTGTTTAGTGTTTAGTGTGGAGTGAAGAGTGATTAAGAGCCGGGGGCCTCTGAGAGGTCCGGCTCTTCTTTTTTAGTCGCCGTTTGAGCCGTCTATTGGCCAACTTCCAGATGTCGAGCCGCCAGACTGTGTGCCACCTGATGGCGCACCTGCGTTTGCTGTAGGTGTGGTGAGCTCTACTACCTTCATGCGGCGCTTGTCGATAGATTCGAACTGGCAGCCGAAGAACATGGTGGCGATATATGAGAGAATGAATGGTTCATACTCCTTGACCATGACTGTCTCGGTGTCGCCCATCTGGTCGTAGCCCACGAGCATGTTGATCTTGGGTGAGACGTGAATGAACTTCGAGTCTGCCTTGTTCGCCAACGGACAGAGAATCAGTTTCCCGTTCGAGCCCTCGACGGCGGTCTGATTATACTGGTTGTTGTAGTTGATGCCAGCATGGGTCAGCAGATATCCCTCGTTGTACTTGTCTGCGAAGTCCTGCGAACAGTACATATAACATGTCTGAGCACGCAGATGAGGATCCAGTGAGAAAAGTACCTGCTTGGCGATATCTACAGCGTTGGCGGTGGTGATTTCATCGGTAATCTTCATGTAGTTACCCTCCTCCTTGGCGATTTTTCCATCTCTGATTTCCTTTGAGGTGATGGTGTCGAAGCCATCGAAGAGGTCGAGTGTGGTATCACCCGATGCGTTGCGCTTACCTGCCCAGATAGCGTTGTTCAGATTCTCAGACAGCGATTTGGCAATCAGCGCCAGCACATGCTTTGCAGTGGGCGTTTGCATCTGTCCGTCGCCCTTTGTGTCGCCGATGGCGCCAAGAAGGGTGCTGATGGCTGAGTTTGGCTCAAACTGGGCCACTACCGAACCGAAGAAGGTCTCCAGCGTACGGAAATCCATGTCGAGATTGAAGTTAGAGCGTCGAGCAGGCTTGTACGGTGCGAACTGAGCGTTGCCGTTGAGTGCTGCCACACTTTCCTTGTAGCGGATGCCTGGTCGTCCTGTCATGAACTTCAGTGTGTCCTGAATGCCGATGATGGGCAACATGAGGAGGTCCTTGCGGTACTTACGTGCCGCGTCCTGGTACTCCTCGAGAGTGAATGAAAGTTTTCCTGCCATAAATGGTATTGATTATTAAGATTAAACGTCGTGTTTTAGGGGAGCATGTTGAAGAGTTCCGAAGCAGCTGCTCGTGACTCGAAATACTGCTCAGCGTCCGACTTCTCAGCGGGCTGGTCGGTGTGCTTATCGTTGACCACCTGCGCTGTTGTGTCGCCGGGCTTCTGCTTGAGTTCTGCGAGCTGTGTTGTGAGCTGAGTGTTTTGTGTTGAGAGTGTTTCTTTTTCGCTTTTCAGCGTGCTAATCTGATTGTTCAGATCGCTGATGGTCTGTTTGTCTGCGCTGATGGCTGACTCGAGGCTTTCCAGCTGAGCGTCTGCCAAGGTAATCTTGCCGTTCTCGCTATCGAGGTGTTCACAAGTGAGGATGGCACAGATAGAAGTGAAAATCTTTTTCATGGGTGTTTGTGTGGAATTATTTGTTGTTGGTGTTTTCTGACTGGTGAACATCTGTCCCAAGGTGCTCAGGAACTTGGCGAATGCCGACTGTTCCTGTGCGGTCAGATGCATTGTAGGCATATTGGGGATTGGGATGCCTGCTGCAGACATAGCGCAAGCCATAGTGTCTGTGAGTATGGGTGCCGATTCGCCTTCGTAGTCTGTCAGTTCATCTACGAAGCCCCAGTCCAGTGCTTCCTTTGCTGTGAGCCAGCCACCTTCCTTCATCAGATTGAGAAGTGCCTCAGGCTCTTTCTTGCAACGCTTGGCATACATCTGGGCGATGTTAGCGTCCAGTTTATCCAGATCTGCCTTCTGGTGCTCGATGTTGTTGATGAGCGCCTGCAGGCCGTCGCTGTTAAGCTGGCCCCATTCACAGAAGCCGATGCTGCATTTATGTACGAGATACATGGCAGAGGCGTCCATTGAGATATGTTTTGCACCGAGGCTGGCGATTGTTGCTGCCGAAGCGTTCATGCCGACGAAATGCACGTTGACGTTGCCATGGAGTTTGAATGCCGAGAAGATGCTCAGTGCGGTGCTTGACTGTCCGCCGAGCGAGTCAATCAAGACGTTGACCTCGTTGTCCTTATTCTTTCCGAGAACGAAGTCCACGTAATCAGCGTCGAAGTCATATCCTCCGACGAAGCCTTTAAGATGGAGCTGATAAGCGTAAGTTTTTGTGTTGGTTGCCATAATGCGATTGAATTATGGCGCAAAGATAGTGGAGCTTTTTACTATGGGAAAAGACGGCAAGCATCTATGGATTACAGAGGATGAGGGCTTTTCGGGCGGTGAAGGTGACCTCGTATCGTGTTACGGCTGGGTCGCCTTCCGGCTTTGATGTCGTCTTGCTGGATTTGATGGTCGGATACGGCCTTTCGCGCGTACCTATGACATAGTTATCACCGTTGACTGTTTCTATCAGGAATGCCAAAGGTGTCGATGTTGGTATGCTGTCGAGCGTTGAAAAGGTCAATTTCGCTTTCTCTATTGGCGTGTTGTTGTCTGGGGATTGCTCCAAGTCGCAAATTGCGGTGCTGTTTTGGGTGATGGGTGTTGATTGGTTAGTGATGTATATTTGATAACCTGAGAGGGCCTGATATATCAAGTCGGCTGGTAAGTATTCTGTGGGGAGATAACTTACCGCTTTAATTCCGGGGAGGCTGATGCACTTCATAATCAAACAAATCAAACGTTTTTGACGATGGGACAAATACGGGGTTCAAGTCGGAATATTTTTCTTGTTTTTTCTGTTTTGGGCCGTTTTGTAGCTGTTCCGCTTGCGCTGGTATATCTTCTTGATGGTGTCCGATGACGTGCCGTCCTCCTTGATGCCACGCAGCTCCATGAACTGATAGATGAGTCCGTTGAGCTCGCTTCCACAGCGGTCGATATCGTGCAGGTATTCCCAAAGATCGACCTTGAAGTCGTTCTTCAGCATTTCCAAGAGGCAGCTCTTGCCGTTTTTGGAAAGGTAGTTGTATGTTCGGGGGTCGTGGCACTTATAATAGGGAATACAGATAGCCAGTTCCCCTTCCTGCTGACGTGGCGGCATAACCCCGTCTGGAAGTTTTGTTGTTGACTTCTTCAGAAAATCACTCTCTGCCGAACCACGCACGAGCGAGATCGGTTCACTTCCGCCATGACGATGAATTAACCACTGTCGGAGATACGAAGGCATCTTCAGATAAATACAAATTTGGCTCAT